GGCACCTCAGCGATCAACATGACCCGCCCGACGACGCTGGAATGTGCGCCGGGGGTTACGCTCAACTACACCGGCACCGCCCATGCCGTCGAAGTCGGCGCAACCAGCAAGACGCAGGTTGATACCGGCATTTACGCAATCAAGAATTGCCGTTTCACCGGGGGAGCGAGCTACACGGCCGGCATCTACGTCAACGACTACATCTCGACGGCGATGATTACCGGCAATGAGTTCCTGAACTTCGGCAATCAGACCGCCTATTCCATTGTCTTTTCAGGAAACAACTGGACCCCGACAGTCTCGCACAATTTCTGGCGCGACACGGACGGCTTCACCAAGAACATGATCGACGCCCACAGCGGTACCAACGTCGGGCTGCTGTTCAGCCACAACAAGAACGAGTGCGAGACTGCTGGTGGTACGGCCTGCTCGGTCGCCACGACGGGGCTGGGCGTGTGGACCTGCGCCGGGTGGGTGACGAACAACGAGATCAAGTATCACTATCCCGCTGTCCGAATTTGCGGTTCGGCCTATCAAGGTCTGTGGATCAGCGATAACGTCTTCGAGGGCAACACCAACGGCACCAAGCCGGCGATTACCTTCGGCAACCCCGGCACGACCGGGGCGCACGTCAACATGAAGACGTTCATCACAAACAACGGTTTCTACTGGCCGAACTCTACAGGCAACCCGCCGTACCTGGCTCCCGAGACGGCCAGTTCGGGCAATCACACGCTCGACAACCTGACGTTCAGCGGAAACAACCTTCAGTCGAACCTGCCGTCCAGCGTCACGACATGGATCAACACCGGCACTGGCAGCCCGCTCTGGACCGGGCGCAACTTCAACGCCACTGCCAACGAAATCACGCAGACCTCGACGGTGCCTCTGACCGATCGCTCGGCTACGACCTTCCAATCCGTCTCGGCCAATGCCAGCAACGGCACCAGCATCGTCGGGGCGATCCCAGTGGGTGACAGTAAGGGGGTAAATCTCTCTGCGGCGATGTATCACCACTTCGCCACCCCCTTGCTCTGCTCGGATAGCTCAGGCTCCGGCACGGCGCAGACCTGCAATACCAGCCCCAAGTTCGATACCAGCGGCTCGGCTATGACTGCCGTTGCGGGCGACATGATTATCTACAAGACCACCACCACCAACACAGGAGCGCTGACCATCGCGGTCAACGGCGGCACGGCGGCAAACGTTATCAAGCCTTCATCGGGGGCGAGCCTGTCGGCGGGTGACCTGCCTTCTGGCCGATACTTCCCGCTCGTGTTCGACGGCACCGCCTGGGAAATGGTCGGGCGGTGATGACCGGCCCGCAAATCACGGCACTCGCCGGCTGGGGGCTTCTGGGAACGGGGGGGAAGCGGTGAACGTCGCCAACGCCCAGCGCCGCCTGATCGCCAGCGGCTACGAGATCGGCGTGCAGGACGGCATTGCCGGGCCGAAGACATGGGCGGGCATCCTCGCTTTTGTCGGGCAGCGGCCCATGAGCGCAGTGCTGGACCTCGGCAAGGCGTGCGCCGACGTGCTGCCGCGCTACGGCATTTCGACCACCCTGCGCGTCTGCAACTTCATCGGCCAGGCGGCGCATGAGACTGGCGGCTTCCGGCTGCTGCGCGAGATCTGGGGGCCGACCGATGCCCAGCGCCGCTATGAGGGCCGCGCCGACCTCGGCAACACGCAGACAGGCGACGGGTTCAAGTACCGCGGGCGCGGCGTGTTCCAGATCACCGGGCGCGCGAATTACCGCGAGATCGGGCGCGCGATCGGTTGCGGCCTCGAGAGCGATCCGGGCCTTGCCGAGACGCCGCCCATCGCGGTCGAGACGGCGGCTTATTTCTGGCAGTCGCGCGGACTGAACGAGCTCGCGGACGCCGGCGACGAGGACAAGATCACGCGGCGCATCAATGGGGGCGTCAATGGCATCGGCGAGCGCCGGGCTTTGGTGACGCGGGCCAAGGGGCTGTTTGCATGAGGTTCGCCGCACGGTGCGGCTTGGACAGGAGGAAACTATGGACTGGATTCTTGACCGGCTCGACGAGCCCTCGACCTACGCAGGGTTCGCCAGCCTCGCCGGCGCACTCGGCATCTCGGGCGCTGTCTACAATGCCGCGGCTGCGGTGGCTGTAGCGGTGTTCGGCCTGATCGCCGTTCTGAAGAAGCAGGCCGCGTGATGCCTGGCAGGGCGGCACTGGCGATCATTGCCGCCCTCGCCTTGCTGTGCCTCGGGTTTGGCCTGTGGGGCTTGCTGGAGCGTCACGGGCGGCTCGCGGCCCTCTCTGCCGCAGCGGACCGCGAACGTGCTCTGGCGGGCGCTGTGGCGGATCAGAAGGCCCTACGCGACCGCGAGGCCAAGCACTACCAGGAGCAAGCCCGTGAAGCTGATACGCGATACACAACCGTTCTGGCTGGCGTTCGTTCTGACACTGCCCGCTTTGTTGCTTCTAGGCGGGTGCAAGACGGTGGTGTCCGCGCCTCCGGTGGCGAGCGTCAAGCCGGTGGTCCCGAACTTCCTGAAAGCCTGCCCGCCACGACCCTCGTGGATACAGTCGATGTGCAAGCCTGCGGGGACCTCTACGCCTATGCAGTGAGCGCCCATGATTGGGCCGCAACCGTAGGCCAATAGAAAAGGGGCCGACCGAAGCCGACCCCTTACCTTGGCGAGAATTGCTGGGCGCACCCCAATGCCGCCTTCCGGTTAGGCATCATCCCCGATCTGGTTGGTATCGGGGGCGTTCGAAATGAGCGCGCCACAGCCCAACCAGAATCCCCCATTACGCTGCGGGTGTCAAGGCTGGGCGGGATCGCGCCATGTTCGGAAGCAAATGGTGAGAATTCCTTACCTTTTCGCTGGGCGGTCACCGTTCAAGGGGTGGTGCGGGAAGCGGCCTGAACCAAAGCCCGGCGATGTTGGCGTAGGGGCTGAAATTATCGCTCGTGCCAATCCACGGTTTCCCGTGCAAACCGACACGGAATTCATAAGTCTCCCCAAACTCAAACCCAGCGGTGGTGTGCTCCGGCCTGCCATCCGGGACAATCTTTAGAACTGGCAACCACTCCATCACCCCTGCTCCTTCATATGCTCGCCTGCCCTGATTGCATCAGCAAGCTCCGGTCGCCACTCATTAACCCAAGACGCAATCGCCTCTCTCTCCCTTAGTGCGGACAGGATGGTGGGGAGCGCATTGCGAAGGGCGACGATCAGGGCGGCGTCCTCGGCTAAAACATCCTGAATCGTGCTTTCGATGCTATCGAGGAAGATATGCTCAAGGCCGGGGACATGTTCACCATTACCCCACAAGCCGACGCGCCACGGCCCCGGCGTCGCCTCCCCCGCCAGTCGTTCCAGTTCATCGGCCAAGCTCATGGCAGGCGCTCCTTGGCGATAGCGGCGGGGTCGAGGGCGCGGATATTGCGTCGAACGCTCTTCACAGTCTCATTCCATTGCGTTATTTCCTTGGAATGGTCCTGAGGTGGCCACAGCTTTTCCGCAGTCGCGCGGTCCGCCGCCTCCAGCCCAAGCCTGACGCCCTGTTCAAGCAGGGAAGGGGAAAGGACGGCATACACGGCGCGGGCTACTTTCCGGTAAGCCTCACGAACGGCGGACATGCTTTTGTCTTCCCAATCTTGGGAAAACGCCCCTACAGCCTTGTATGCAGCAATCGCCGCCGCTTCGATCATGTCCCCGTTGTTATCGGCCATTGTCACCTCCTTTGGCGAGGAAGGCGGTGATGCGCTTGACGACCGAACCGCTCGACGCATCCCAATCGTCCAGTTGCGCAGGGTCGTATTGCAGCAACTCCCGCGCTTCCTGCACCACCTCCCTTGCCTCCCGCACCCGTGCCTCAAGTGCTTGGATGGTGGCGCAGAGTTCGCTTATGGTGGCGCTGTGCGGGTCATCCTGACCACTGGCAAGCCAGAGCGCCCGCTCTACCAGCGCGTTCGGCTCCGCGTTCACAGGCTCGGGCTGGCGGGTGTTCCAGGCAGCAACAGCTTCAGATCTAGCGGCGGCGTAGGACTTCGCCTTGGTCCGCTTGCCGTAGGGGCTATCGTCGCATTTGACTGGCACGGTTCGCAGCCCGCACTTGTTACAGATGACGAAGGGCCACGGAGTTTCCATTCCGCCGGACCCGGTGCCCTCATAGTGTTTGTCGCGCAGGGCTGCATCGCCTTGGCACAGCGGACAGGGCTTCAACACCGGCTCACTCATCGGGGCTTCCTTTCAGTGCTGCGCGGGCTTTGTCGCCTCGGTCGATTTCTGCAGAGCTTGGGTTAGACCGTCCGCTCATATACATACCGCAGGACCGCCAACTGTACTCGCGGGCGTAGAACTTCAGCGCCTCCCGCAACTTCGCCAGTTCCGCAGCTTGCTCGGCAATGGTGCGCTCCGCCCTGTCCCACTCGTGTTGCAAGGCGTCGTTCTTCCGGTCGGCTTCAGCCAATGCCTCCCGCACCTCGGCCAGCATGGCGTCGAACGCCGGCTTGAGCCGGGCCACGTCGCGCTTCCGCTGCTCACGGGTCGCGCAGCCGCATATCTCGTTGGCCAGCGCCTCGAAGTCCTGCGTCTCGGTCATGCTTGTTCCTCCAGGATGGCGCGGACGGCGGGACAGTGCGTGCATGCGGGGACATAGTACGGCACGACCTTTGAGCCACTAGTCTCCCACCGCTGCATGATCCTATCGGGCACAAACCGCTTGATGCCGTAAATTCCTTCCTTGCGAATCCACCACTCGGGCCGCGCATCAGTCATGGCGCTCTCCCTCGAACCTGGAACGGAAGGCAGACTCCAGGCCCCACTCTACCTCCAAGGTATGAGGTCCTTGCGCCATCCCAGGGCGCTCTCCCTTGAGCTTGAGGGCGCGAAGGGCGGACCGGACGCCAATCGTGTCGTCAGCCTCGCCAGCCCTGATTTGCGCTGTCAAATCGTGCGAGCCCTTTGCCTTGGCATCCTGCGCCGCAGCCTCCCGCGCCAGCACAAGGTCGGGATCGGGGGTGGGTTGGGGAGAAGATGCCTTGCGCACCGCTTCACGGGCCAACGCAGCCCACATCGTCATGTCGTGCGAGCGGTAATAATGCTCGATCATTTCGATGACGGTGGGTTCATCGTTCTGACAACCTCCCACCTTGAATTTGCGTGTGGCCCAAGCATCGCTGCGTTCCTCCACCCTCGCCTGCATCGCATCACGCTCGGCCAGCAGGCGGGCGACGGTGCGGACGTATTGCATCTGGCCGGTTGCGTCACGGTCGCGCTCGCACTCCTCACACGCCCGCCGCAGGTGATCTTCGGTTACGGTGGGGGTGGGCTTGGGGCCGTGGTCGGCGTTGGGCGTGCTGTGGTAGGCAGTCATAGCTTCCTCGCTCGGTGGTGTTGTGGTGAGGGCTTCGCAGAGCATGTCGATACGGGGCTGCGACAAGATGAACCCATGCTTCTCCGCCAGCGCCTTCGCTTCGGCTACGATGTGGGCGGGGTGGTCAGTCATGGCGGGGGGCCTCATGGATGATGCGCAGGATTTCGGACGCACAGGCGCGTGCCATGGCCCTGCCAAGTTCCTCGGCTCGACGTATCGTGGCGTCGTCTGGAATGCCGGAAACGTCCTCGCCCAGCCACGCCCGGAGCTTGCGCTCGTTCTCTCGGTTGAACTGCCACGTCGGGTCTTTCGCGGCCTTGGCGAGCAGAGAGAACGCAACGCCGGTTGCGTCACCCAGCTTCCTGATCGAGAGGCGTTCAGCGGCCTTCCGGTCCATGACGCGAGCGATCAGGCCTTCCATCACTTCGTCTCCGTGGGCTGGGCCTTGGCGAGGGCAGCGCGGGCGCGGAGGTAAAGCGCGTTAACCCTCGGGACGCGATAACTTCCATTCGCTTCCAGCGCGTCAGAGTTCGCAACGATCGCCTCCAACGCCCCCACCAGTTCCGCGACCAGTTCGTCTTTATCCGACGCGCGGGTGTAGAGGGGCGTTTCGGTCCAGCCCTCGGGCACATAAATCTGCCTCACTGGTAGTGTGTGCCGCTTGCCGTTCTGTTCTGCGTACATCCACGCCACCGGCTTCAGTTCTTCCATGTGTCTTCTCCTAGGCTGTGGGGGTTACTTGATGCAGGGCTTCGGCAGATCGATGCCCTTGATCACCCCCACCAAGCACGCCTCCATCAGGGTCTGCCGGTTGATTGCCTTGGCGATTCCGTAACCAGCGAGGTTGATCGCGGCGACTATGGCCAGCGTCTCGAAGAACCTGCTCACGCGCCCCCTCCAGTGCTTTCCAATGGGAGGGGGGATGGGGTGTAAGACAGGGGCCGAAGCCACGACTTGAACCCATCGCCGTGAACGAAAGGTGATTCTGTGTCACTGGACAGCACGCCAGCGCGTGTCGGCGTCACGGAAAACCGCCATATGCCGCTAGGGGCAACGCCTTCGGGAGGCAGGGGCCGGAGGTTCGAATCCTCTCTCCCCGACCACTTAAAACCGCAGAAATCAGCCATTCTGAATTCCCCCTGGACAGGGGCCCAAGCTCCACATTGAACCTCAGCCAGCCAGACTGATCGAGTTGGCAACCCCGGCAAGGTAGTCGGGGCTGAACCGGGCATAGTGCTTTTCGGTCGTGCGGCTGTCGTCGTGGCCCATGAATTGCGCCAGTTCTGCCATGCTGACCCCTGCTTCTGCCGCCCAGACCGCACCCGTATGCCGCAGCGTGTAGGGCGTTGCGTGGACAGCGCTCCTTTCGCTGGCCGCTTGGAACGCCTTCTTGATGTTGGCGACCTGCTTCCCGCCGCGCTCGATCACCCATTCGGTGGTTCGCGCGTCGAAGCCCTTTTGCAGTTCTGGCAACAGTTCGTCGGCGATCGGCACGACGGTCCGGCGCTTGTTCGTCCGGCGGTGTCCCTCAGGCGTGAAGTCGATCCGCCGCCGCATGAAGTCCACCCGGTCCCAGGTGAGTTCGAGGATCGCACCCGGCCGGGCCATGGTGAACAGGCCGAGCATGACATAGAGCCGCGCGTGGTCGGCCTTGACGGCGGCGAAGAACCGCTTGAACTCTGCCCGGGTGAGGTGCCGCTCCTTGCGCTCGGGCGTCGCCGGAAGCCAAATGGCGGGGCGCGCGGCCAGCTTCGGACCGTTCTGCGTCGCCCAGCCCAGCGCCGTGGAAAGCTGCATCAGTTCATAGCGCGCGGTCGCATCACCGACCTTGCGCCGCTTGCGATAGGCAAGGCACATCGGCTCGTCGATCAGCCCCGGTTCCACGTTGGCCCAGAACCCCTGCATCGCCTTCCATGCGTCGACCCGGCGGCCGTGGCTCGGCTTGTGGCTGATCGAGGCGAGATAGCCCGTCATGATCCGGCCCACGGTCCACGCGCCACGTTCGGCACCGGCCCAGAGAGCGCGGGCCTCCGCCTCGGCGCTCTGGCGATCCGTGGCGGCGAGTTGTCGGCGCCGTCGCTTGCCGTCGGCGTGGTAGACGAGGGCGAACCCTCCCCTGAGTTTCTGGACGCTGTAGGCGTCATCGTTTGCTGACATTCGAATCGCTCCACTTCCGCTGCTGCGATGCGGATAAGGGTCCCCGGGCGGAAGCATTGCAACTGTCCATCGCGGATCATCTTGCGGACAAGGCCCTCCGAGCAGCCCCAGCGGTGGGCCAGTTGGGGAACGGAGAAAGGCGGCGGGAGAGGGTTGGTTGCCGTCATCGCACCCTCGCATCAGCTTCGGTCAGGAGCAGGGGCGCGGTCATGCGGCTTGGTCCTTCGCTTGGGGGATGCTCGCGAGAATGGCTCGCCCGATCAGTTCGGGGATCTGCGGGACTACGGCGTTTCCGAGGCAGCGCAGGCGGTGTGCCCGATCGGCAGGCCCATCAACCATTCGCGGAATGTCGGCGACCGCACGAGGTCCGGGCGGCCATAGTCCACCAGTTGATCGCAGAGGTTCGCGATATGCAGTTTGCCATTCCGGCCGCGCTTGATGCGGTTTCCCCGCCCAGATTGGCCCTTCGCGTCGCGGGTCGTGGGGGTATGCCAGTATCCAGATGCGTTCGCGGTGCTGGCTTGCGCCCAAGGCGTCAGCGCCCAGCACTTCCCATTCCGCATCATACCCGACCGCGGCCAGGTCTCCGAGAACACGGCCAAGCCCTCGACCAAGCAGTGCTGCGACGTTCTCCACGACCACGAAGTCAGGTCGAATGTCGCCAGCAAGTCGGACAATCTCGGCCCATAAACCGCTGCGCTCTCCTTCAAGGCCAGCCCGGCGCCCTGCATCACTGATGTCCTGGCAGGGGAACCCGCCGCAGATGACATCAACGGCAATTCCATCGGCAGCAAGTCGTTCGCCGGTAAGTTCGCGGACATCGGTATAGCAGGGGAGGCCGGGCCAGTGCTTGGCGAGGACGCGGCGGGGGAACTCTTCGATTTCGCAGAACGCGACCGTTTCAAAGCCGCCCGTTCGTTCGAGGCCAAGGCTGAACCCTCCAATGCCGGAAAAAAGATCGAGGACGCGCAGTTTGCTCACCCGCCCCTCCCATACCTCGGCGCCGGCACTGCCCCCTGCTCCAGCCATTCGCGACAGGCGGCGCGGAACTCGCGCAGGGCTTCCAGGCGTTTCGCGGCGAGCCAGTCGTTGGGCGGCGGGGTCATGCGAGCCGATCCGCAACGAGCTTGGTGTAGCCGATGATGTCGTGCCAGCTATCGTGATAGAACGGGTCGCCGTTGAGGATGCGGCCGATTTTGTGGGCCACCATTTCCAGCGCCTCTTTCATTTCTGCCGTCAACGTCTCCCAATTTGGGCTGTCCGTCATCGCGGCCTTGATTGCCTGCGTGATGTAGGCGTGCTGGGCAAAGTCGCCGTAACGAGTCCCGCGCTCCGCGAGGGTTTCGTCGATGTCGGGCGCTGTCTTTTGCGCACTCATTCCTGCCACTCCGCTTCACCCGTGAACCCCTCGCCCATGTCGGCCTCAGGCTTTCCCTCAGGCTCGTGCGTCACGACCTCGCCGGTCTCGGGTTCGATGACTTCGACCGTCTCGATATGCTGCTCGAGCGCTTCGAGGCGGCTCACGGGCGCAACCTCTGCCGGCTGATGCTCGATCGTGCGCGGCTCCGGTGCCAGCGTCTCGTCGCGGCTGAATACCTCCTCCTCGAGATCTGTGCTCATCGGCAGGCGCTTGGACAGGCGGCGCATGACGGTCTTGCGCGCCATCTCGCTCCACCAATCGACCCACGGGCCGCGATCCTTGGCGCGGCTCACGTTGCGGACCTTGTTGATCTCCTCGAGGCTCATCACCTCGAGCAACCGCGATCCGTCCTTCAGCACGGCGGTGGCATAGGCGCCGATGGGCTTGCCGCGGGGCTTGTCGAGCGGCGGCGGGTTGTGCGTCACGTCCTCGTCAAAGCCGTAGCTGACGACGAAATGGTCGTTCTCGTAGACCACTTGCGCGCTGATCTTGGCGACCTCGCCCGACTGCCGGATCTTCTTCAGGATGCCGGCGATCATCGGCATGGCCTGGACCTTCTTGTCCCACCCTCCGCTCTTGTTCTTCGCGTTGAAGATGACCAGCGCCGCCTCGCGGCCGTCCGGCAGCAAGCCGTCCTGCGCCAGCTTGGTGATCGAGCCGAACAGCGAGCGCTTGTCGGCCTGGCGGAGATCCGGGTTGCTGTTGATCGCCGTCATGGCAACGCGAACGAACTTCTCGACGGTGACGTGCGCCGGCAGCGCGGCTTTGAACTCCGGCGCCATCGCGTTCATTTCGTAGCGGATCGGGTCCTTGGCCTGGTCGGGCTGGATTGCGACTGCGTTGCCCATCAGAAATCCTCCTGCATATCGTCGATTTTGAGCTCATCCGCTTTGATGAGCAGGTCCGGCAGGTCGCTTTCGATGTCAGCAAGCGTGCTGTAGAACCGCTGACCGCTCTCGGCAGTGCGGTAACCTGCGGTCTTCTCGAGTTGCGTGAGATAGCCATTCTCAATGCAGCGCACGGCAATGCGCAGGGTCTGTCCATTTTCCATCACTTCATCTCCTTCACGGTGTAGCGGCAGTAGGACTTGCGCCCCTTGATGATCTCGCCCGGCTGGGCCTCGCGATCGGGAATGGCGGCGATCTTGGTTGCGCGGACGGTGAAGCCCTCGAGCAACGCGGTGCCGTTCTCGCCCATCTTGTCGACCAGCTCGGCTAGTGCAGCCTCGGCGCGCGCCTTGCCCTGCTTCTCGATCTCCTTGCCGGCGAGGTATTCAGCCGCGGCAATCGCGGCGAGGTTGTCGCCTTGCAGGTCGATCACGGTGTCGCCGGGTGCGGCGTTCAACTCGCGGATCGTGTCGCCGTCGCGGGTGTAGTCCGGCTTGGGCGCATTGCCGTCCGCGATGCTCTGCCAGAACTCCCCTACGCGGCGCTCGATCTCGGCGAACAGGCCGGGGCGGAACTCGATCTGGAAGCGGCGCAGTTCATTGCCGCCGATCAGGATCACGATGTCCGCCCACTGAACGCCGGCTAGGCCCATGTAGGACAGCGCCTGCAACTGGTAGTGCAGCGGCGGCTCGTCGCCCCATGACTTCGCGACCAACCAGTCGGCGGTCTTGACCTCGAGTAAGCCGCGGCCGCGCTCTGGACAGGTGACGAGCTGGTCGGGATGCCCACCGAGGCCCTTGCCGTTCTCGAGCCGCTTGGGCGTCTCAGCCTTGGCATAGCCCCACTTGTCGCAGGCCCAATCGATGATGACGGGCTCAAGCCTGATACCTGCCTCGATGCGCTCGTTGCCGCCGAACTCAGGCACGGCGACATTGCCTGCCTTGCGGTGGTAGAGCTCGAACCTGGTGCAATAGGGGCTGACGTCGAACAGGGCGGCGATCTCGCTTGCGCCAACGACGCTCGAGCGAAATTCGTCGTCACCGTCACCGGCGATGATCTTGGCTGGCGCGTTCATTCGCCCTCTCCCTTCCCCGCGCTCGCCTCGAAAGCGGGGGATGGTTGCGCACAGTCGTTGGACTGCGAGGCTGCAAGGAACGGAAGCCGGCGCCAGATGGGCAAGCGGCGGTGGTGACGCGACTGCCACTCGGCCATGCTCGGGACGTTCCAGAGCGGCGGGAAGGCGTTGTCGGTGCGGATCTCGGCGACGCGGGCGGAGGTCATGTCAGCAGACCCCGCGCCTTGATCAGCTCGTCAACTTTCGCGGCGATGCGATCAAGGTGGTCAGCTTGGTTGCGATGTGCGTCAGCCATGATCCGCATGGCATCGGGCAGCATGTTCGCCTTGATGGAATTGCACGAGCCGCAGGCATAGATCACCCCATCGCGCGTACCCGAGGGGGCAACCGATCGCGGGACGATATGGTCCTTCGTCTTGCGCGTGCCGTAGAACTGCTCGTTGAACTCACGCCCGCAATAGGCGCAACATTCAGCTACGATAGGAAGTGGCACAACTTGCATCAATTCCCTCCCATGAACATGAGCGTGGCCACGATGTACGGGACCAGCACCAGCAGCAGCGCGCCGCCGATGATGCCCGCGCCGATCCGCGCAGGCTTGGCCGGGCCGTAGAGTTCGCGGCGGGCGGCGAGGAATGGGGCGAGCGGGTTACGCATTGGCGAACTCCCGTTCGCTCAGGGCGCGAAAAGCCGCTTGCACCTCGATGTTGCTGTCATAGGCGCCGCGGCGGCACGCATCGCACCACCTGTTGACGTGATCGAGCCAGCTTTCAGGCGAGTGCTTGATTTGCCCTTCATGTCCCGAAAGGTCGGGCGCCCCTGTTGTGGCGAGGCGGACGGTTTCCCGCGCATGGTACAGGTCGGCGACGATATCGCGGGCGCGCTGGATCAGGTCGCTCACTCCGCCGCCTCCACCACAAAGCCCTCGTCCTCGGCGTGCGCCGCGTTGAACGCCGCGATCTCGGCAGCGGACAGCTTGCGCGCCGTGCCTAGCGCATCATCAGCGCAGGCCCGGGCGGTCTTGAGCGACTGGATGAGGTGCGGCAGCTGCGAGCAGGCGAGCGTCATCGCCAGTTCGTCGTCGCGGCGCTTGAGGATGAACTCGATGTCGAGCAGCGCGCCGCGCAGGGTTGCCTGTACGCGGTCGAGCTGGGTTATGGCGGCGGTGCGGGTGGTCATCGCTCAGGCCTCCCGGTATTCGGGAAGGAAGCGGGCAACGGCGCCGGCAGCGGTGAACCAGCCCAGCGACACGCCGTCGCGGAGCAACTCCTTTGCGCCATGCTCATTACCGCGGCATTCGATGCCGCGTTCTGAAAGCAGGTTGCCGATTGAGCCGGCGGGGTAGTCTGTGCGGGGCAATGGAACCTCCATCAGCGGTGTGCTGTCTGGAGGTCACCCTAGTGTGCAATAGCACACCTCGTCAAGTCATAAAGTGGGCTTCATCACACCTAATCGAATAGGCGCCGGAAGAAGCCCTTCCGCCGTCGGGGTTCCTGATTCGGAGTTGAGTATGGAAGCGGCTCGCGCGCTATCTTGATGATGATGGCAGCGCTTGGTGGCGCGATGTTTTGCTTGAGGCAGATTGCCGACACGCCATTGATCACCGCCAAGTCTACACTCCGCAGCTGATCGCGGGTGATGATCTCCACCGCTTTGCAGCGCGGGCAGACCGCCTCTGTCCCTTCAGTCAACCCCGCGATGGGCCAGCTATAGACCTCCCCGCATGTGCAGGTGATCTTAGCCGAGTTCTCGACGATCAGGTCGCGGATTAACTGGTGCAGCTCGGTCGGAGTGATCGCCGCAGGACGGCGGCTAGGTTTGGCCTCGCCGGAATAGCTGCGCGATGGCACAAGATCGTCGGTTAGGGTGACGTAGAGCCGGACACCGTATACACCATAGCCATTGTCACCGACGAATTTGATGGTTGCAGCGCAGCCGCGCCCCTCGTCATGGATCGCCCCGCGCAGCCAATTGTCTTTCGGAATGTAGCCGATAACGTCGCCGGCAACCGTCTCGACCCGTAGAGCCAAGTCATCGAATGGGTTGTCTGGCTCGTGGCAGATCAGGACCTTTTCGCCTTCACTGCAGCCCCGCACCGCAGCCTGGTAGTTGCTTTCGCCTACGATCCCAACAGTATAGACCTTCATTCGTCGCGCGTTTCCCGCGGGGTGGACCACTTGACCGGAGCGGCCCAGACAACCTCTACATTCTCCATGTCGGGCGCGTTGTGCGACTTGAGGGTGTAACGCCCCGGCACAGTCCCCTTGGTCAGGACCTTGAGGAAGGTGCCACCATCTGCCGTGTGGACGGCGCAATGCTTTCCGATCGCGCCGCGCGGGATGCCATCCACATCGCGGCGGACGAAGACGATATCGCCCTCCTCGTATTTCGGCCACATCGATGAGCCGACGACTTCCAGTGCCATGACCTTGCCGCGCGCGCCCGGCGGCCGCTCAACAAGTGGCGCTTCGGAGTCGGCCTCGAAGTAGACTTCGCCGCCAGCCCCAATCTGCCCGGCCAGTTCAATGCCGGGGTCGGTCAGTAGATCTTCGACGGCTACGTCGAAGTAGCCAGCCAGCTTAACCAGCGTTCCGACCCGAACGTCATTGCGCCCCACATCAAAGATGTCGCGAATGGAAGTTTCGCCCAAGCCCGCTGCCTTGGCCAACGGTTTTCGCTTGATGCCCTTGGCATCCATCAGGCTCTGCAGCCTGGCGCGAAACGCCTCCATGTCGAACTCGGCCATGTGTGTGTTGTCACACTTCCCACGGCTATTTGCATAGTCGCGGCATTTCACACCTTGACGGTGTGCAATGTCACACTTATTGTGCGGGTCATGGCCCTTCTCAATGATATCGAGGCGTTCATTGAAACGCACAGCCTGAGCCCCACGGCATTCGGACAGAGCGCTTTGGGTGATCGTCACTTTGTCCGCCAGCTTCGTAACGGCCGCCGTGTGTGGCCGGAGACCGAGGCCAAGGTGCGCCGGTTCATGGCCACGTACCAACCACAGCGGGCCGCATAATGCGCTGAAGTTTTCAATTCCGGGGAGGGCTCACCCGGACCCCAGTGCGGGACATTTTGAACCGCTCGCACTGGTCTCCACGGGCTCAAAAAAGGACGTAACCCATGACTGTTGAAGCTGCAACCGCGCTCAACGCGCAGACCGCAACCGAATATGATTTCGTCATCGGCCTCGATGCCTCGGGCTCGATGGCTTCGCCCTCGACCCGCTATCCGGGCAAGACCCGCTGGCAGGAAGCGCAGGAGACCATCTTCGGTCTCGCGTCGATCCTCGGCCAGTATGACACGGACGGGATCGATATCGTCGTGTTCGGCGGCAACGTGCAGGTGTTCGAAGGTGTCACGGCCAACAAGGTCTCCGACATCTTCGCCGCTCGCAGCCCGCGCGGCTCGACCCCGCTGGCCGAAGCCCTGCGCGAGATTGTCAAGCTGAACGGCGACGGCAAGAAGGCGGTTGCGCTGGTCTTCACTGACGGCGAGCCGGACGACCGCGCCGCCGTCGAGAGGGTGATCGTGGACGCCGCCAACGCGCAGGAGCGCGACGAGGACTTCACCATCCTGTTCGTCCAGATCGGCGACGACCACGGCGCGGCCAAGTTCCTGGCCCACCTCGATGACGGCCTGTCCTCGGCCAAGTTCGACATCGTGGACACCATCAGCGCGGCGGAAGCCGACCAGATGGAGCCACTCGATCTCATCAACAAGGCCATCAACGACTGATCGCCGGGGGCGGGGCTTCGGCTCCGCCCTTCCTCTCTCAGGGGGTACCAACATGGAAGACAAACTCAAAGCCGCAACGCTGACCTTGTGGGGCGTCGTCTCGGGCTGGTTCTCGTTCATTCCGTCGCCGGAGGCACGCGGTGCCGTGATCATCATGGCCGCGCTGGTGCTGCTTTTCATCGCGCCGCTGCTGTTCTTCCTCCTGCTGTTCGGAGCCGGGGCCTTCATCGCCCTGAACGCGCTGCGCTCCGAATAAATCGCTGAACTAACCGCGCCTGATGGAGCGCAAAGCAGGGGGTCAAGGCCAATGGAATACGCGTTCGCCGCGCTCGGAGGGGGATTCATCGGAGCCCTGCTCACGTGGCATTGGCATACCTCCCCACGGTTGAATGGCGACGATTTCGTTTCGTTCCGGGCCTCCACCTGCGGGCGCGATAAGTCGAAGCGGGAGGACGGCAAGTGACCGGCGTGTGTTCCGAGTGCGGCCACGAACTCACCCCCGTCGACACGGTGGTTCACGACGGTTGGGCAATCAGCCCCTCTGGGGCGGTTTCCTACAACGATGTCCGCGCCCTGCTCACGGGCGGTGAAGCCAAACTCCTGAGCGAACTCGCCTCGGCCAAGGGCAAATTGGTTTCGGCCGAGCGGCTGCGCCTGCGCTGCTCCGAGAGCTTCGACATCAAGACCATCCACGTACGGGTCTGCAAACTGCGTCAGCACCTGCGGGCGCAGCGGCTCCCCGACCCCATCGAGACCGTCCACGGGCAATGGGGGACCTCCGTTTCCGGTGGATATCGCTGGCGATCCACCCCCGGCATTAACCCTGCATTGATCGCAGATTTGCGACCCGATGCGCCTGAATTTCACACCCCTGTTCATGGTGCACTTCATGCCTAATCGCCGCAATCACGTCCGCCCGAACGCGTCGGCTCTCACGGACGCCGATGCCCGCCACCTGCTCGCCGCTGGCCTCATCCGTGCCTGCCACACGCATGGCCCGTCGAGGGTCGCACTGACCACCGGCTGCGATGAAAAGACCATCCGCCGCGCTCGCGACGAGGAAAGCACGCTCGGCCTCGCCTGCGCCTTCAATCTGCTGCTGGTCGACCCGCACGCGCTCGACGAACTACTCGCCGCGCTGGGCTACATGGCGGTGCCGCTCGTGCCCCAGGCTGGCGACATCATCCCCGCGGCCGGGGCGGCAATCCACAAGATCGGCCAAAACCGCACGGCGCAGTCCGAAGGCGGATCGCACGAGACCGATCGCGAAATGATCGCCAGCGAGCCGGAGAACGACGCCCTTCTCGCGGCCTGCCTCGAACGCCGCGCGGCCATTGTCGCAGCCAAGCGGCGGAGGGCGGCATGATCCTCCCGCTGCGCCCGACCCTGATCATCGGCGGCATCGCCCGGCCCTTTACTCTCACTTTTAGCGGAGAGAACGCATGATTCCCACACTGATTGTTGCCGCGCTGGTCGGCATCTTCGCGATCTGGATGACCGGCTGCTGGATCATCGCCACGGTCGATCTGACCAACACCCGGCGCGACCTCGAAGCGCTGCGCGCGAACTGCTTCCTGACCAACGAGCGGGGGCACCGGGTGCGCTGGGCCAAGGCATCCGCTGCGGTGCAGGCCAAGGCGGAGGGGCGGGCGTGACGCCGCGGCAGATGGTGGCCGAGGCCCTACGCGATGGGCGGCGGTGGATGCGTAGCCTTCAGGCTTTCAAGCCCACGGTAGACCGCATGCTGGAGGACGGCGAGGTGCATCGCGTCGCACCTCCCGGCGGCAAGGCGCGCAACATGGTCGAACTGACCGGGCGCGGGTGGAAGATCTATTTCGGCGAGAACCTTGTTGTCAGCCGAGTGGATCGGCTCGCCGAACTCATGGCTGAAGGCTTTGAGCCGGTGGACGCTGGACGCCAACTCCGGCTGACCTCTCTGGAGATCGCTGCGGCGCTGAAAGAGATGCGTAAGCACCTCGGGAGGCAGGCAGCGTGAAGACTTGTCGTACCTGCGCGGTCGAGATCAACCCCAAGAACAAGTCGGGCCTGTGCCGTTCGTGCCTCCCGCATGATGCCGAATACCAGGCCCGGCGCACCGCGGCCACTCGCGCGGCCTTCGCTGCCCGGCCCGAACTGAAGCAAGCCGCAGCCGAGCGCCTGCGCAAGCTCACCCAGTCGCCGGAACATGCCGAGCGCTCCCGCAAGCGCATCATCGAAAAGCGGCTGTGGGAAGTGGGCATCGTCGCGGCAGGTCCTTCCGGTTCCCCGGTTCGGCAACGCGCCGGCATCACGCAATCGAACACACTGCTTGCATGGTGCCCCAACCACTTGCGCGACCAGTACCGGGATCTGGTCAAGAACAAGGGCTACAAGGCTGCGGAGGCGCGCCAGATCATCCTCGATCAGGATGCGAAAGAGAAGCACCGCCTGCGCGTCAAGATGGGCGTTGCGGCGCCTGACTGCGAGTTCAATCCGGAACCGTACGGCCCACCCTGCCCCGCGCATCTCAAGCCGATTCTGGTGGCCTGCAGGGTCTTCAAGATCACCGCCGAGCAATTCCTGTCACGCACGCGCGATCGTCACATTGTTCGGGCTCGGCACGCGGTCATGGCAGCGCTTCGCCGGCAGCAATTGTCCTCACCAGCCATCGCCCGGGTCGTCGGCGTTAAGGATCACACCACGGTGCTCTACGGGCTGAAGCAGGCTGCGAACATCGCGGCGCGCGACACTGCTTTCGCGGCTGCCGTTGATCGGATCGCCGCATGATCCAGCTCCGCCCCTACCAGGCGCGCGTTCTGGACGAGTGCCGCGACGCCTACCGCCAGCGTCACCGGGCCGTGCTGCTCTGTATGCCGACCGGAGCCGGCAAGACCGTCACTGCTTCGACGGTCGTTCATGGCGCCGCGGCCAAGGGCAACGCGACGTGGTGGCTGACCCATCGGCGGGAACTCGCCTCACAAGCCAGCCAGACCTTCCACAGCCTCGGCATCCCGCACGGCACGGTACAGGCGGGGCACGTCTCGGATCCGGGCGCCTGCGTCCAGGTTGCCTCGATCCAGACCATCGTGCGGCGCCTCGACCGCCTGCCCGAGCCGAACCTCATCGTGTTCGACGAGACGCACCACATCGGCGCGGCGCAATGGGACGAGATATTTCACCGCTTCCCCCGCGCGCGGATCCTCGGCCTGACCGCGACCCCATGGCGGCTCGATGGGCAGGGGCTTGGCCGCTGGTACTCGCAAATGGTGCTCGGACCCTCCACCGGTGAGCTGATCGGCGAGGGCTCGCTCTCTCGTTATCGCCTGTTCGCCCCCGCGACGCCTGACCTGTCCGGCGTGGCAACGGCGGCGGGCGACTACCAGCGCGGCGCTCTCGCTGCCGCCATGAACAAGCCCCAGATCGTCGGGGACGCGATCGGGCACTATTCCCGGCTTTGCGCTGGCAAGCGCGCGGTGGTGTTCGCGGCTGGGGTCGAGAACAGCCGTAGCGTGGTCGCGCAGTTCCTCGCCGCGGGCGTGCCTGCGGAACATGTGGACGGCGCAATGGATCCCGCGGCTCGTGATCAAGCTGTCGAACGGTTCCGCAGGGGCGACACGCTGATCCTGTCGAACTCCGACCTGTTCGGCGAGGGCTTCGACGTTCCGGCGATCGAGGCGGCGATCCTTCTCAGGCCGACCAAATCACTTTCCCTCCACCTTCAGCAGGTCGGCCGCGCGCTGCGCCCTGCCCCCGGCAAGACCGAGGCGATCATTCTCGACCACGCCGGCAACAGCCTGCTCCACGGCCTGCCCGACGACGCGCGCGAGTGGTCGCTCGATGACCGCGAGAAGCGCAAGCGTGCCGCGCCGGCCGAGATCGCCGTGCGCCAGTGCAAAGCCTGCTATTTCGTCTACCAGCCCCGCCCGTGCTGCCCGAACTGCGGCCATGCCGAGCCGGTGCGCGCCCGCGAGATCGAGGTGGTCGAGGGGACGCTCTCGGAGGTGCAGCGGGTCGCGCAGGTCCACAAGCGGCGCGAGGTTGGCAAGGCGCAGACCCTTGAGGACTTTCTGCGGATCGCCCGCGAGCGCGGATATAAGCCGGGATGGGCGCACCAGATGATGCGCGTGCGGTCCTCGCAAGGGAGGGCTTACGCATGAACAGCGGCGACAGGTTCGGTTGTTGGCGAGTAGTGAGCACTGCTCAGGCTTCACGGGCGAACGGCTACAAGGTCGATGTTGCGTGCGACTGTGGCGAATTTGGGCAAGTTCCAGCGAAATATCTCAAGAGCGGGCGCAGTACGTCATGCGGTTGCCGGGGCGTTTTTCCTGGCGCCTTCACGGCTGAAGGCGATCTAGTCCTTGCGCTTTGGACCGGACACAATCGGGGTCGTGATGCTCTGGTGCAATGCGCGTGCGGTGCCGCTCGGTGGTCTCGACTATCGGCAGATGGCGTCCGTTCAAAATGTCCGTCTTGTTCTGAACGGCGCTGCCAGCACGGGGAATCTTCGTCTCGCCACGACACAAAGGAATATCGGGCGTGGAAGGGTATGCGCGAAAGGTGCCGCACCGATCCTAACTATGCAGGCCGTGGGATTTTAGTTTGTCCCCGCTGGGAAACATACGCAGCATTTCTGGATGACATGGGGCGAGCGCCGACGCCGGCGCATTCCATCGATCGGATAGACGTAAACGGCAATTACGAGCCGGATAACTGCCGCTGGGCCACACCTTCTGAGCAGATGAATAACCGGCGCCCCTCCTCCGAATGGCAAGGGAGGCACGCGGCGTGAAACACTCCGATCTCGTCGCAGCCGCGCTGCTCACCCTCAACCGCGTAGGCGCTGCCTGGGGCAACAATACCGGCGCGCTCAAGGACGCGACCGGGCGCGTGGTCCGCTATGGCCTGATCGGTTCATCCGACATCATCGCCTGCATCAAGGGCCGCTTTGTCGGCGTCGAGTGCAAGGTCGGACGCGACCGCCTGAGTGAGCAACAGCACCGCTTTCGCGCGTGGATCGACCGCAACCAGGGCCTGACCATCGTTCTGCACGCCGGGGCCGATGAATGCCCGCTCGAAGCCGCCGAGCGTCTCGTCCCTCTCCTGCAGGCGGAGGGGCTGGCATGATTGGCCACTACACCTACCTGCTCGACGAAGCCGTGCGCCTGCGCCTCGCCTATGGCGACGAGTGGCACGCGCACATGGACCCGGAACTGCTGCAATGGCTCGCGGTCGAGAATGCCGCGCGCGACCGCGACACTCCCGCGAAGGTCTGGTCTCAGGCCAAGGAAGCGCATCCGGCCATCTACAAGTTCCTGCGCATCGACCCCGCCGAGCAGGGCGCGCGCTATGCCATCGACCCGTTCCGCGTCCACATGGACCCTGACACCGGCAAGGCGCGTATTCTGGTAGCTTGGCCCTGCCCGCGCCTGATCGATGCGCTCGACGACTACCTCGTGGTGGAGCAGGTGATCGAATGGGCGCCGATGGCGAACACCGTGACCATGCTCCGCGACCCGTCGCCGCAGCTCGCCGGCACGTTCACCGACCGCGAGCAGGGCACGCTGTTTGCCGACCCCTTCGCGTTCTTTCGCGCATGGGTCGAAGCACGCGCCGCTTGGGCCTGCGAGTGGATGGTTTCGCGCCGTGCCGCCTGGCGCGTCCGGCCGATCGAGCGCGACCTCGTGCCCGGGTGCCTGATGCTCGGCGCCGTCGACCAGATCCGCTGGCAACCGTCCGACATGCCCGCGTCGCTCAACTGCGTCGGCGTGGATCCGCGCGCGGTCAACCGGGCGATACTCAAGGCTGCGCGGCTGCCAATGGCAATCAACTCACGCTCCCCGCTCAGGAGGGCGGCATGATCATGGCTGACGACGCAATCCCGCTGAATGCTTGGAAGGGGCGGCTTCAGTCGTCCAAGCAGGGCTACAAGAAGAACATGACCAACCTGATGATGTTCCTCCGGAACCTTCGGGAATTGGGCAACACGATCCGCTGGAACGAACTTGCGCAGCGCGCCGAGTGGAACGGTGCGCCGCTGACCGACTCCGATTTTGTCGATATCCGGCTGATCCTCGAAGGCCACGACTACGAGCCGACCGTCACCGACCTCCTGCCCGCAGTGATGCGCCATGCGCGGGAGAACGCATTTCACCCCGTGCGCGACTACCTGCGCAGCCTCAAATGGGATGGAACAAAGCGGCTTGATCACTGGCTGACCGCCTGCCTGGGAGCGCCCGACACGGCATTCGTTCGCGCCGTCGGTCGCAAAACCCTGATCGCTGCCGTGGCCCGCGCATTCAAGCCGGGCTGCAAGGTCGATACCGTGCTCGTGCTCGAAGGCCCGCAAGGCATCAAGAAGTCCACCGCCATCGCCACGTTGTTCGGTGCCGACTGGACCGCCGAGTCGGTCAACCTGTTCGACCAGCACAATAAGATGGTCATGAGCATGATGGGCGCGTGGTGCGTCGAGCTCGCCGAGTTCATCGCCATCGCCAAGAAGGACACGAACGCGGTCAAGGGCATGCTCTCGATGCGCTCCGATCGCGTCGTGCTGCCTTATGCCAAGATCGCCAGCGACCACCCGCGCCAGTGCATTTTCTTCGGCACGATCAACCCGGGCGAAGGCGGTTATCTGACCGACAGCACGGGCAATCGGCGCTACTGGCCAGTCGAGGTTACGCGTGCCGACATCGAGCGCATCACGTCGCGCCGGGACCAGCTCTGGGCCGAAGCCTACAAGGCATACCTCGCGGACGAACAGTGGTGGCTGGACGCCGAGCAGGAAGCCCTCGCCCGCGTCCAGGTCTCGCACCGAGAGAAGGACGACATCTGGGACGAAGTGCTTGAGGCCAAGTTCGAGAAGGAGCGCAGCGAGGGTCGCCCCGTCGGCAACCTGACGCTCGGCGCCGCCCTCCAACTCATCGGCGTGCCGAACGAGCGCATGGACGAGCGATCTAAGGAAAGAGTTGCGGCCTGCCTACGCCGGCTCGGCTTCGAAAGCGTGCCACGCAAGGACCGCGACGAGAGCGGGAAGCGCCGTTCCGTGCGGGTTTGGGTAAGGAAAACCGATGCGACAGCCTGACTACAGCCCTGACTACAAGCTGACTACAGCCCGTGGGAGACGCGCGCGCGCTGTAGTCACCCTGTTCACGCCAGACGCTATTTTGATGAACGCAGGCCGCCATGACTACGGTAGTCACCCAAACCGTTGTAGTCACCCTGTAGTCACCCGCAAAGCCGCAGAAAACTGCCAATCCCAAGCCCTGACTACTCTTACTACTCCTTTAAGAGAGAAAAGAGATAAGTGGAGAAAAAGGAGGGCTGGTAGAGGATACGCGCGCGAGGCGTGGTCACGTAGTCAGGGAGGGTTGTAGTCATGCCTGACCTCTTCGACACCCCCAAGCGCCCCAACCCGCGCACCATCGGCCACGGCAACGCGACGCTCCTCGCCGACATCGCCGCCGGCATGACCCGCGCCCAGCTCACCGCCAACCGCAACGCCGGCCGCTACCCCGACCTGTGGCAGCACGCGGGGCGGTGGCTGAAGTTCTCGGGGGTGTGATCATGGAAGGGGGGAACATGCGCGGACGACCGGCAGTGACGAGAGCCAGGGTGATGAACTACCTCGCCGGCCACCCCGGCTGCAGCATCATGCAGATCGTTCGCGCAACCGGTGCTGACCGGAGGCATGTGCAGCGAATGATGCGGTCGCTCGAAAAAATCACGGCGGCTGATTTTTGCCGCATGGCGGACCTGCCTCTTGCCGCGTAATTGGTCTACCCCATGAGCGGGCCAGACACCTCCGCAACGGCAAAAGTAGTGAAGCGGCGATCGAACCCCGGTCGCGGCTCCAAGCCCGGTGAGCGCCGGGGTGGCCGCGTCAAGGGCACGCCAAACAATTGCAGCCGCACCCTGAAGGAGCTGGCCCGCGAATACACCGCGGAGGCGCTTGAAGCGCTGGTAGCAGTCCTCCGCGACGGCGAGAGCGAGCAAGCCCGCATTCAGGCCGCCAACGCCATCCTTGACCGCGGCTACGGCAAACCCTCGACCGTGCTGGCTGGCGACGAAGAAGGCGGCGCGGTCAAAGTCCTGCAGCGCATCGTCCTCGAAGGGGTCATGCCGCAATGACCACCGCGACGATCCGCATGCCCGCCAAACTGGTTCCGGTGTTCACCGGCGACGCTGACGTGCGTGGCGCCAAGGGCGGTCGCGGTTCGGGCAAGACCCGGACCTTCGCCAAGATGACCGCGGTCCGGGCCTACATGTGGGCGGCGGCGGGCGAGAGCGGCATCGTGCTGTGTGGCCGCCAGTTCATGAACTCGCTGGCCGATTCCTCGCTGGAGGAGATCAAGGCGGCGATCCGCGACGAGGACTGGCTCGCGCCACACTTCGACATCGGCGAGAAGTACATCCGCACCGCGGGGCATCTTGCCGGCAGGATCGATTACACTTTCGCCGGGCTCGACCGGAACATCGATAGCATCAAGTCCAAGGCGCGGATCAAACTGGCATGGATTGACGAGGCCGAGCCGGTGACGGAGCCTGCCTGGTCGAAACTGGTCCCGACCTTGCGCGAGGAAGACAGCGAGCTCTGGGTGACGTGGAACCCGGAACGCAAGACCAGCGCGACGCACAAGCGCTTCGGCGTTCCCTCGGATGATCCGCGCACCAAGATCGTGGAGATCAACTGGCGCGACAATCCGTGGTTTCCCGAGATCCTCAACCGGGTGCGCCTGAAGGACCAGCGCGAGCGGCCCGACCAGTACGAACACGTCTGGGAAGGCGATTTCATCACCGTGGCTGAGGGCGCCTACTTCGCCCGGCAACTGACCGTGGCGCGCGACGAAGGCCGCATGTGCCGGCTGGCTGCCGATCCACTGATGACCATCCGCGCGGTGTGGGACATCGGCGGCACCGGCGCCAAGGCCGACGCGACCGCGATCTGGATCGTTCAGTTCGTCGGCCCCGAGGTTCGCCTGCTGGACTATTACGAAGCGGTTGGGCAACCCCTCGCCGCGCACGTAAACTGGCTGCGCGACAACGGCTATGGCCGCGCGCAATGCGTCCTGCCCCACGATGGCGCGGCGCACGACAAGGTGTTCGACGCAACTTACGAAGGCGCGCTGCGCTCGGCCGGGTTTGACGTGGTGGTCGTGCCGAACCAGGGGGCGGGTGCCGCCAACCAGCGCATCGAGGCGGCACGGCGGCTGTTCCCGCAGATGCTGTTCAACGAGGCCAAGTGCCAGGCCGGCATCGATGCGATCGGCTGGTATCACGAGAAGCGCGACGCCGACCGCGGTGTTGGCCTTGGGCCCAACCACGACTGGTCGAGCCATGGCGCCGACGCGTTCGGCCTGATCGCCGTGGCGCGCCCACTGCTGCTCCCCTCACTGGTCGATGAACACGACGACTACGACCGCGCCGAACCTGACAACTGGACTGGGTACTGATGGACACCGAAACTCTGCCCGAAGCCGCTGAACTCGACAGCGCCTACGACGACGCCACCGACACCGAGCAGAAGCTCGACATGATGACGGCGATCAAGGCGCCGAACCTCGTGCCGCTGCTGTCCGAGACCGACGTCGCCCGCATCGGCTCGGAAGCCCTGCGCGAGTTCGAGACCGACCTTGCCACCTGCAAGGACTTCCACGAGCGCTACGACCGGGCCATGGATGCGGCGATGCAGGTCAGGAAGCCGAAAACCTTCCCGTGGACCAACGCCTCGAACGTCATCTTCCCGCTGCTCACGCAGGCCGCGATCCAGTTCCAGGCCCGTGCCTATCCCGCGATCATCGATGGCGGCGAGGTGGTCAAGGGCCGCGTCATCGGTCCCGATCCCGACGGCAAGAAAGCCGAGCGCGCCGACCGCGTGGCCAAGCACATGACGTGGCAGTTTCTCAACGACGTGCCGGGCTGGGAGGAGGACACCGACAAGCTCCTCCTGCAACTCCCGATCGTCGGCTGCGTCTTCCGCGAGACGTGGCACGATCCGGTCTGCGCGCAGAACAACTCGGAGACCTTCAGCGCCAAGGACTTCGTGATCAACATCACGACGACCTCGCTCGACAAGGCCCCGCGCTTCGCCCGCGTCAAGCGATACTACCCACACGAGATCGAGGCGTTCATCCGCACCGGCCTGTGGGAGCGAGCGCACTACGAAGGCGACGACGGCAGCGACCCGCACAGCCTCGTGCCGGTCTACGAACAGTTCCGCCTGATCGACATGGACGACGACGGGCTGGCCGAGCCCTACATCGTCACGCTGACCGAGCAGGGCGCGGTGTTCCGCATCGTCGCCTGCTTCGACGCAGACGGGATGTTCTTCACCTCGTCGGCCTTCGACGGGCAGGTCAGCCTTGCCGAGATCATGGGCGAGGTGCAGGCGGCGGGACCGGGGGCATCTCTGCCCGACCTTAAGCTGATCCGCATCCAGCGCCGGGACTACATCACCAAGTACGGCTTCATCCCCGCGCCGGACGGCTCGTTCTTCGACCTCGGCTTCGGCACGCTCACCGATGCGCTCGGTGCCGCAGTCAACACGATCATCAACCAGCTGATCGATGCCGGCACGCTCGCCAACATGCAGGGCGGGTTCCTCGCCGGCGGGACCAAGATCCGTGGCGGTAACATGCGCTTCACTCCGGGTGAGTGGAAGCGGGTGGAGGGCGCGACCTCTGGTCCGTTGCGCGACAACATCTTGCCGCTGCAACTGCCCGGCCCGAACGCGACGCTGTTCCAGTTGCTCGGCATGCTGGTCGAGAGCGTCAAGGGCATCACCAGCGTGTCGGACATCATGACCGGCGAGCAGGACAGCCAGACTGCGCCGACCACCGCGCTTGCCCTGATCGAGCAGGGTCAGAAGGTGTTCACCGCGATCTACCAGCGCATCCACCGCGCGCTCGGCTGCGAGATCAAGATCATGCGCCGGCTCAATCGCGACTACCTCGACGTCAAGGAATACTTCAACCTCAACGACTGCCCGATCGAGGTCGGCCGCGCCGACTACCAGGACAGCGACCTTGACGTGCAGCCGGTATCGGACCCGCGCGCAATCAACGACCGGGTGAAGATGGCCAAGGCGCAGGTGCTGATGGCGCACAACGGCGACCCGCTGGTCAACCAGGTCGAGATCCGCAAGCGCGAGTTCGAGGCAGCGGGCATTCCCGACATTCCGGCGCTGATGCAGGTGCCGCCCCCACCCCCTGACCCGGAAGGGCTCGCCAAGACGGCGGAACTGGCGGTGAAGAAGGACACCGCCGCCGCCGACGTGCGGGCAAAAGACGCGCTGACCGCCAAGACGCTGATCGAAGCGGCTGCCGAGGCCTACGCGCTGGGCGTGACGGTGGGCGATCTGAACATCCGGGCTGATGCCGCGCGCATGCTGGGTGAAGGAATCGCGCTGGCCGACAGCGTGGCCGCGAAACTGAAGGGGACAAGCGATGAAGGACAACCCACTGACCAACCGGGACGAGTTCCTGAGATGGGTGGAGAACCCGCTGACGGTGGCGTACCGGCAATTCCTGCAGGACCGGGTCCAGATGCTGGCGATGTCATGGGCGCAGGGTCACCCGCTGACGATCAAGGATCAGGCGCAGGCGGAGACGCTGGGGGACCTGGCGCACCTGTCGTGCAGTGACGTGCGCGCTTTCTACGGGATCGAAGACGAAGAAGGGGACGATAAATGAACACGAGTGGAATTGAACCGCTGGACGTCAGGGTGCTGGTACGCCCCGATCCGGTCGAGGAAGTCAGCAAGGGCGGGATCATCTTCGCGCCGACCACGGTCGAGCAGGAGAAGTTCGCCACGGTCAAGGCGACGCTGGTCGCGGTCGGCGCCAATGCCTTCGCCGAGGCCAGCGCCAACCCGTGCTTCGACGCACCGCAGCCCGGCAACCGGGTGATGATCGCGAAGTACGGCGGGGTGAACGTCAAGGGCGCTGACGGCGACGAATACCGCATCATGAACGATGTGGACGTCGTGGCGCTGCTGAAGGAGGGCGTGTGATGGAGATCGAACAGCAGATCGAGGGCGATACCTCGGGGCACGACGAAGGGGACTCTACATCCCCGGTTGCCCGCAACTACGAGGCCGAAGCCCGCCAGCATGGATGGACGCCGAAGGAAGAGTTCCGCGGCGACCCGGCCAAGTGGGTCGATGCCGAGACCTTCGCCCGCCGCGCCGAGGAGGTGATGCCGTTCCTGAAAAAGCAGAACGCCGGGCTGAAGCGCGAGCTGGACGACCTCAAGCGCACCATGAAGCAGTTCCAGCAGTTCGCCAGCAAGGCCGAGGAGCGCGCTTATGACCGGGCGATGCAGGAACTCCAGACCAAGCTCGCCGACGCGACCGAAGTGGGCGACACCAAGGCGGCGCTGAAGGTGGCCGAGGAGATGCGCAACCTCAAGCCGGCCGAGGTCGCTCCGGCTCCGGCCTCAGACGACAACCCCGCCGCCGATGCCCCCGACGACGCGCCGCAGCAGATCGGCAAGTGGATCGAGGCGAGCGACTACTACATGGCCGACCAGGCCAAGACGCGCTACGCCGACATGCAGAGCGATGCGATCATCAAGGAACACGGCGCGCTGCACCGCTTCCCGGGTGGTCTCGAGGCCGCGTTGAAGGAAATCGACGCGCGGGTCGCCCGCAAGTTCGCCGAGAAGCCGCCGGTGCAGAACGCCCCTGCCGGCAACCGGGCTGGCGCGGCGCGCGGCAGCAAGACCTACGCCGACCTCCCCGCCGAGGCCAAGCGCATCTGCGACCGCTTCGTGAAGAACATCCCGGGCTTCACGCGCGAGCAGTACGTCAAGAGCTATGATTGGAACTGACCATGAACGAACAGAACCTACCCCGCCGCAACCGCCCACCGGTGTCCGAAAAGACCGCTGCCGACGCGCAGAACCTCGCCCCGACGCTGCCCGGCCGCCGTCGCCGCGCCTCGGTCGGCGGGCACGCGCTGAAGCTCCAGGCACCGGCACGCGAGGGCTACGTCCGCCGCTGGGTCAACGACAACGGCAACCGTATTGCGCATGCGCAGGAACTGGCGTATGACTTCGTGCAGGACACCGCCATTCAGTCAACCGGCGAAGGGTCCCGGGTTTCCCGCCTCGTAGGCACCAAGGCGAATGGCGAACCCCTCCGCGCATATCTCATGGAAACGCCCGTCGAAGAATTCGGGGCCGGTCTCGATGAGAAGGAAGCCGCGGTCAAGGCAATCGATGACGCCATGCAGACGATCATCGATGAAACTGGCAAGCCTGTTCCGAAGAGCGAGCAGACCGGCCACGTCTCCATCCAGCGGGAACGCTAAGGTGCCTCACCTGTGACCTGATCGGCACCCGCGTGCGCTCCCCGCGTTTCGCAGAGGTGCCATCATGGCCAACTCAAATACGCCTTTCGGGCTTCGTCCCGCCAACAACTTCAGCACTGGCCCCTACACCGGGGATGTTCACCAGTACGCCGTGCCCGCTTCGGACGCGACCGCCATCTTCGTCGGCGATCCGGTCAAGCTGGTCGGCACCGCCTCGATCATCTCCAGCCAGGGCGGACAGGTTCTCCCGAACGTGGCGCAGGCCGCGACCGGCGACACCATCGTCGGTGTCGTGGTCGGCGTGCTTGCCGATACGCGCGACAGCCTGGTCTACCGCGCGGCCTCGACGCTCCGCGTCCTGCTGGTCTGCGACGATCCGAACGCCGTGTTCGAGATCCAGCAGGTGACCGGCGGCACCCCGCTGACCTCCAATGACATCGGCCTCAACGCCAACTTCGTGGTGGGCTCGGGCTCGACCGTCACCGGCCAGTCGGGCGTCACGCTCGACAACTCGACCGAGGCGACCACCAACACCCTCGACCTCAAGATCGTGGGCGTTCCGAACCGCGTGGACAACGACACCGGCACGGCGGTCTCCACCGGCGTCGATGCGAGCAAGTTCTACGTGCGCATCAACCGCCACCAGTACGTCAACCAGATCGCGGGGGTCTAAGCCATGACCGTTATTTCAACCGGCAATATCGCCAAGCTCCTGTGGCCCGGCCTGAACGCGCGCTGGGGCGCGAACTACACCGAGTTCCCGAAGGAATACACCGACCTGGTCGACGTGTTCTCCTCGGACATGACCTACGAGGAAGATCAGGAAGTGACCGGCTTCGGTCTCGCCCCGATCAAGGCGCAGGGCACCGCCACGGTCTACGACACCATGTCGCAGGGCGTGACCACCCGGTACACGCACGTCGCCTACTCGCTGGGCTTCATCATCACCCGCGAGGCGATCGATGATAACCAGTACGAGAAGGTCGGCATGCAGCGGACCGGCTCTCTGGCGTTCTCGATGCGCCAGACCAAGGAAAACGTGGTCGCGAACCTCTACAACAGGGCGTTCTCGACCTCGTACCCGATCGGCGATGCCGCGGCCCTGATCAGCACGGCGCACCCGACGCTGGCCGGCAACCAGGCCAACAAGATGTCGACCGATGTCGACCTGTCCGAGGCGGCGCTGGAAGACCTCGTGGTCCTGATCGGCCTTGCCCAGAACAGCCGCGGCCTGCGCATCTCGCTCCAGGCCAAGTCGCTGATCATCCCGGTGCAGCTGCAGTTCGAGGCAGCGCGCATCCTGAAGTCGGTCCAGCAGAACGACACCGCGAACAACGCGATCAACGCGCTGCGTTCGATGGGGGCGTTCCCGGACGGGGTGAAGGTCAACCACTACCTGACCGACACCGACGCGTTCTTCATTCGCACCAACGCCCCGGAAGGCCTCAAGCTGTTCCAGCGCGTCGAGGCGGAGTTCAAGAACGACGGCGACTTCGACACCGACAACCTCAAGTACAAGGCGTACGAGCGGTACTCGGTCGGTGCTTCGGACTGGCGCGCGATCTTCGGCTCGCAGGGGGCGTAAGGTGATGGGGTGGGCTTCGGCTCACCCCTGATCCCTTGGGGGACCGATCATGGCAAACGTCCAAGCATTCAACCCCGTTCTCGGCGCAACCAAGACGATTACCGGCGGTGTCGGCAACGTCACTGGCGGTTCGGCGATCTTCTCTGGCAATGGCTACCGGCAGGTCCGGGTTTTCAACGAGGGGACCGCGACCGCATGGGTCAACTTCGGCGGCGCCTCGGTCACTGCTTCCAACACCACTGACATGCCAGTGGCTGCCGGCGCGACAGAAGTGTTAACGGTACCGCCGACCTCTGGCGGGACCTATGCCGCGATCTACACCGCCGCAGCGACGGGCAACGTCTACTTCACGCCGGGTTCCGGCCTCTAACCTGCGCGCAGTCCTCTCCCCTTCCGCGCACAGACTGGCCCTCGGCAGCAATGTCGGGGGCCTTTTCATGGCCGGAGAGGCGTGGTAAGCATGGCGCGCCGGCATACCGCGTGCATGGCGTCTCCTAGGCAAATGCGGATGGTTCGGGGCCTCGGCCCGATCGAACTGTGATCTTTCCCATTTGCCGGGCCCCAACGGGGTTCACAGGAGACTGATATGCCTGCTTCCAACTTCCCCGCCGGATTCCCCCAGGGCGTGACCCTGCGCGGCGTTCCGATCACCGTCACCAACCCGGGCCGCGTCTGGTGGCTGGGCAATGCGACCACCCTGCAGAAGGGCGACCGCGGCGCTTCCGACAGCAACAAGGGCACCTACAACAGCCCGTTCTCGACGCTGGCCGGCGCGCTGACTGCCATTGCCGCCGACAGCGGCGCAAGCCGCGGCGACATCCTGATGATCAAGCCGGGCCACGCGGAGACCATCTCGTCCTCGACTGCCCTCACCCTCAACGTCGCCGGCCTTGCGGTCATCGGCCTCGGCTCGGGCTCGCTGCGCCCCAAGTTCACGCTCGACACCGCCAACACTGCGACGATCAACGTCTCGGCGGCCAACGTGTCGATCCAGAACTGCCAGTTCTTCGCCAACTTCCTGTCGATCGCGGCGTGCTTCACGCTCACGACCGCCAAGTGGTTCACGCTGCAGAACTGCGGCTTCTACGACACCTCGGGCGTGCTCGACTTCCTCAACGTCGTGAAGTCCACCGGCGCCGCCAACACCGTCGACGGCCTGACCATCACGGGCTGCGTGTGGAACTCGCTCGGCACGACCTCGGTCAACTCGTTCGTCCTGACCGCCAACGACATCGATTCCTGCACCCTGTCTGGCAACCAGATCACCCAGGTGACGACCGTCGACGCGGCGATCCTGATCACCGTCACGGCCGGCGTCCTGACCAACTTCATGGCCGATGGCAACATCGGCTATCGCAAGAACACGACCACGGCCAACGGCTCGCTGATCAACGTCGGCGGCACCACCTCGACCGGGTTCGTGACCAACAACAAGGTCCAGACGCTCACCACGACCGCCGACAAGCTGTTCACCACCACCGTGGCGCTCGCGGCTTTCGAGAACCGCGTGACCGGCGTCGTCGGGGCTACCGGGTTCGTCATCCCGGCGGCGGACTCGTAAGGAGAACTGGCCATGGCCAAGATCAACGACACTGCCGCGCTCGAACAACGCGTTGCCGACCTCGAAGCGGCGCTGCAGGCCATGTTTGGCTGGGTTCCGCCCTCTGCCCCGGCCGAGCCTGCCGAGGAACCGGCGCCCGAACCGGAGGCCTGATGGATGGACGACGCTCGTCCGCGTACCGTTGCCATTTGCGATGCGAGTGGCTTCAAATGCTACGCGGACGAGCTCGTTCGGCAGTGGGATGGGGCGATGGTCCTGCCCCGCTTCCTCGATCGGAGAAACCCGCAGGACTTCGTAACCGGCGTGCCTGACAACCGCGTGCCACGCATCACCCGACCCGAAGCGGCGGACACCTTCATTTCAGGGACTGTGCGCCCGGAGGATCTGTAAATGACGACTTCCGGCTCCGTCGATTACGCCATGACGGCACTTCAGATTATGGACGAAGCCTTCGACCTGTGTTCGGTCGGCAGCGAGGGCGAAAGCATCAACGCCGACATGTATGCGCGGGCCTTTCGCTCGCTCAACCTGATCGTCAAGACCTGGGGGACGCATGAACACCTGTGGCTGCGCACGGCCATGTCGGTGCCGCTGGTGGCTTCGCAGGCTGCCTACAGCCTTTCGCCCAAGCCGATGCGGGTGGTCGAGGCTCGCCGCAAGGTCACGGCTTCGGGGATCGAAACGCCGTTGATGGAATGGGCGCAGAGGACATACCTTGAGCAGCCCAACAAGTCCGTCGCGAGTATCCCCACCGCCTTCTACTACGACCCGCAGCGCGACAGCGGGACGCTCTACGTCTGGCCTACGGCATCGGCCGCTACCGCCGCGTCGATGACGCTTGAGTTGACCTATCTGCGCCGGATCGAGGACTTCGACGCGACCGGCGATAGTCCCGACCTGCCGCAGGAGTGGTTGCAGGCGCTCACCTATGCGCTCGCCGCGGAACTGGCGGTGAAATACTGCGCCACCAACCCGGCGCTGATCTCGCGCATAGAACAGCGTGCCGCCGCCCTGTTTGCCCAGCTCGACAGCTTCGACACCGAGCCGGCAAGCCTGTTCCTCCAGCCTGAGACGCGCTGATGCAGCAGATCAAGCCCGCGCTGCAGTTCAGCCAGGGGCGTTCGTTCAACTGGTCGGGCGCAGCGCTGGTCAACTGCTTTGCCGAGAAGGCGGACGGCGACAAGCGCGAGGACTTCGCCGTCTGGCCGACGCCCGGGCTCACGACATGGGCAACCGTCGGCACCGGCCCCTATCGTGGCAGCGTTGTCTGCGCCGGGGTGCTTTACGTCGTGTCCGGCGGGGCGCTCTATTCTGTGGCAGATGACGGCACTGCCACGCAGCTTGCCCTGATCCCCGGCAGCGGCCTTGTCAGCATGGCGGCGAACTACAGCGAGGTGTCGATCGCAGCCAACCAGACCGGCTATGTCTGGTCGGGCGGCGCGCTGCACACTCCCGTTCCCTTCGCTGTGTCGCGGGTCATCTATGCCGATGGATATATGCTCTGGGTCGTGGCGGATTCGGAGCAATTCTGCATTTCGGCGCTGGACGATGCGCTTACCTATGACGGCGCGGACATTGCCTCGGTCGAGGGCGCCCCGGACAACATCGTCGCCGTTGTGAACGATCACCGCGAGATACATTTCTACGGCGAGACAACCACCGAGATTTTCTACAACTCGGGCGCGGCGGCCTTCCCGTTCGAGCGCCAGGGCAACGCCTTTGTCGAGCGTGGCATCCTCGATGGCGACAGCGCCGTGAAGATGGACAACACGGTCTATTTCGTCGGCAACGACCGCATCGTCTACGCGCTCAACGGCTACAACCCGCAGCGCGTCTCGACCCACTCCATCGAATACTACCTGCGCGACGCCACCTATGCTCGAGCGTGGACCTATTCGCAGGAAGGCCACAAGTTCTACGTGCTCGACGTCAACCGCGGCACCTTCGTGTTCGACGTCGCAACCGGCGCCTGGCACCAGCGCAAGTCATGGCAGTCAGACTGGTGGCGCTGCAGCGGGGCCATCGACGCTTATGGCCTCACCTTATTGGCCGATCGGTACACTGGCGCTCTCTACACCGCATCGATGGACGTGCATGACGAGGCCGGCGACCCGATCGCGTTCGACATCACCCTCCCGACGCTGGAGTTCGGGCGTGAGCGGGTGACGATGCACGCGATCGAGGTGACGATTGAGACCGGCCCCGGCAACGACGCCGCACCGGACCCGCAAGCGATGCTGACCTATTCGGACGACGGCGGGCACCGCTGGTCCAATGAGATGTGGCGCTCGCTCGGGGCCGTAGGCGAATACCGCCGCCGCGTGGTGTGGCGCAAACTCGGCCAGTTCCGCACCCGCCAGATGCGCCTAAGGATCACTGACAGCGTGCGCCGGCTCGTCATCTCGTGGTGGGCCGACATTGGGTAAGTTCACCAACAACCCGCCGCGCGTTGCCATTGCGGACCAGCAGGGCAACCCCACGCCGGAGTTCTATCGCTGGATGGCGAGTGTTACCGCCGCGACGGGGGCGGACAGCGGGCCGTTCAATTCTGCGCAGTTTCTGACCCTGGCCGATCACGCCGGCCTTGATGTCGATCGCGTGTTTACCCCCGTGTCCGGCGAGCTAGACGGCAGCGACGGCGGCGCCAACGCGGCCTACACGCTGGGACTCGCCAGTACGACCGTTGTGCCCAGCACCTACGGCGCTGCGACGAAAGCCGTCTCGCTCACCGTGGACAGCAAGGGCCGGCTGACGGCAGCGGCAGAATATGCGTTGATCACCACCAACGTCACCGAAGGCACCAACCTCTACTACACCGACGCGCGGGCGCGGGCCGCCTTGTCCGCTTCGGCGCCGCTGACCTACAATAGTACGACCGGCGCTTTCGGAATCACCGGCGCGGCGCTGACCAAGGCCGACGACACCAACGTCACACTGACGCTGGGCGGAACCCCTGCGACCGCGCTCCTCGCCGCGGCTTCATTGACGCTGGGCTGGACCGGGACCTTGGCGGTCGCGCGCGGCGGTACCGGGGCCGGCACGCTGACCGGCTATGTCAAGGGCAACGGCACCTCGGCGATGACGGCAAGCTCGACGATCCCGAACACCGACATCACCGGCCTCGGAACCGCCTCAACTCAGACATATGCGACCGGCTCATGTCCGCTCACCATTACGGACAGCGCCGGCAATGCCGCGACGATGGGCGCCAGCAACATGGCGATCTACACCCGCATCGGGAACATGGTGCTGGTCTCCGGCACGCTCAACTGGACCTCGACGGCCGCCCTCACCGCGGGCTCGCGGATCAAACTGACGGGCCTGCCCTTCGCCGCCAACAGCACCGCCGACTACCGCGCTATCGCCGGGTTCGGGTCATCGGCTGCGGGCTCGTTCAACATCACCCGCGCGCAGATCGGGTTCGGCGTCGACGGCGGCAATTCGTTCGTCTGGGGCACCAACATCAGCGGCAACAACGTCGATGGCAGCATGGTCAAGGCCGACATCGGCAACGCCGGGACTCTGTTCGGCTTCACCCTGGCCTATCAAGTCTGATCTAGGCGACAAGGGAGCCCCCCACAGTTGAACCCCGTGCCGGTCCGTGCTATTCACCTCGGCGTGACGCAATAGCGGTCCGGCCAGCGCCCCGGACAGATCACCCCAGACAGGCAGCGCGATCCAAGCCGTCTGGGGTCTGATGCACGAACCGACCACCCATATCACAACGCCGGAACCGCCGCTCGACGGCGCTCTTCCCGTGGCCGGAAAGGGGGTGAATTGCGGTCCTTCTGGTGGGTTCGTGATCTTTGCGCTGCCCCGCTCGCGCACGGCTTGGCTGTCGCACTTCCTGACCTACGGCGAATGGCATTGCGGGCACGAGGAGGTGCGTCACCTCCGCTCGCTGGATGACGTAAAAGCATGGTTCGCCCAGCCCTGCACTGGCACTATTGAGACGGCCGCGGCTTCGTTCTGGCGAATGATCCCCGACGGCGTGCGCGTCGCCACGATCCGGCGTCCGGTTGCCGAAGTGGTCGAAAGCCTGATGCGCATTCCCGGCTGCGCGTTCGATCGAGAAGCCGTGCACGCGCTGATGACCCGCCTTGACCGCAAGCTCGACCAGATCGAAGCGCGCATTCCTGGATGCCTGTCGGTGCGGTATGCCGACCTGGCCGACGAGGCGGCATGCGCGGCCCTGTTCGAGCATTGCCTGCCCTATCGCCACGACAGCGCCCGCTGGGCCTCTCTGGCGCCGATCAACGTGCAGATCGATATGCGGGCGCTGATCCGCTACTGCACTGCCTACGCCCCGGCGCTGGAAAAGCTCGCCGCCACGGCTCGTCACCGTTCGCTGGCATCGCTGCAGACGCGCCGGCCGGTAGTCGCCGAAGGGCTGACCATCCAGACCGAACACCTCGAGACATGGCGAGCCGATGCGCAGCGCCTGTTCGAGGAACATTGCGCCACGGTCGGCGAGGACCCGGGCGAGTGGCGAGACAAGAATTGGACGCTGATGGAGGACATGGACCGCCTCGGCATGATGCAGATCACCACGGCGCGCTGCAACGGTCGCATGTTCGGCTACCTCATGACGCTGGTCACGCCTTCGCTGTCTGCCTCGGGCAAGACCAGCGGCACGCATACCACATTCTTCGCCGATCCGGCCTTCCCGGGCCTCGGCATGAAACTGCAGCGCGCTGCGCTGGCATCGCTGAAGGAACGCGGCGTGGACGAAGTATTCTGGGAAGCCGGCAAGCGTGGCTCCGGCCCGCGCCTTGGCGCGATGTATCGCCGGCTCGGTGCGGCTGATCATGGCGAGACCTTCCGCCTTGCCCTGTCGGAGGCTGCGTAATGGGGCTCGCGGGAGCAATCATCGGCGGTGTCGCCACAGTCGCAGGCGGCGTCATTGCATCAAGCGGCGCGAGCAAGGCCGCGAATGCGCAGGTCGACGCCGCGAATGCGTCCAACGCCACCCAACTGCAGATGTTCAACCAGCAGCGGCAGGACAGCGCGCCGTGGCGCTCGGTCGGCCAAAACGCGCTCTACAAGCTCGCGGGCATGTACGGGGTGGATGCCGGCGTTCCGGCGGACACAGCCCAGCAGCCGGGGCAGCAGACTTGGACCTATGATCCGTCCACCGGTGGGTTCTCGGCATACACCCCGCCGCCTGCCCCGGCCCAGCCCAAGAGCAGCGACCCTTACGGGGGCTTCACCGCCTCGCCCGGCTACCAGTTCCGCCTGAACGAGGGCATGAAGGCGATCGAGCGTTCAGCAGCGGCGCGCGGCGGCTTGCGCTCGGGCGCGACCATGAAGTCGCTCAACGACTACGCGCAGGGCACCGCGTCATCCGAGTTCGGCAACTACACCAACACGCTGGCGAACCTCGCGGGGATCGGCCAGACCGTCAACGCGCAGAACGCGGCTGCCGGGCAGAACTACGCCAACCAGACCAGCGCCAACAACATGGCGGCCGGCAACGCGCGAGCCTCGGCCTACACGTCGGGCGCCAATACGATCAACCAGGGGATTGGCAACCTCGCATCGGCCTACCTCTACACCAAGGGCTATGGTGGCGGCTTTGGCGGCGGGAGTTCCGGCCCCATCGCAATGTCAGGGACGTGGGCGTAATGGCGATGATCCAGGGTATCGACGCGGGGTCGCTGATCGCCGCATTCCGGCAAGGGCGGCAGGATCGCTATTCCGACGAGGAAAGCCGCCTCAAGATTGCGGGGATGAAGGCCGACGCCGCGCGCAAGGCACAGGTGCAGGGCATCATCGGCCAGATCGCGAACGGCGGGAGTGGCGGGATCGCGGGGGCCTATGGCGCGCCGGCGAATGGCGGCGCTGGCGGCTCTGCGGCACCAGATGCGGGCTATGCGCCTTCGCAGGTCACGCCTACCCCGGAAGCGGGCACAAGCAACCTCGCCGGCGCCTATCCCACCACCATGGGCGGGGCAACGGCACCGACAGCGCCGACAGCGCCGACAGCGGCACCTGCTACCCAGCACCCGCCGCGCCAGCCCTACGACCCGGACCTCCTGCGCAAGCTGGTCGTGCTCGACCCCGAGATGGGCAGCAAGATCGCCACCGCGTTCAAGTCGATGGACGAGACCGATCTGAAACTGCACCAGCAGAAGAACGACGTCATGGGCGCGGCGGCGCACTACCTCGAGCGCTACCCGCCCGAACAGCGCGGCCAGATGCTGCAGATCATCGCTCCGCAATTGCGCGAGGCGGGGTGGAGCGATGCAGAGATCGCAGGCGCCAACCTGACCGACAACGGACTGAAAGCCTACCAGGGCGTGGCGATCGACTACGACAAGATGATCGACAACGAGCTGGCGCAGCGTGAGTTCATGGCTGGAAAGACCACGCCGATTGCCCCGGGTGGAGGGTTGGCGGTGACTAAGCCGGTCATCGGACCGGATGGTAGTGTATCTTCGAAAACGGAGTTCGCCGTCATTCCGAACACCGGCGGCAACACGACGGGAGCACCCGCCTCGACAAGCCACATTCCGGCGGAGGCGCAGGCGTATCTCAAGCAGCACCCCGAACTGCGGGGTCAGTTCGACCAGAAGTACGGCACCGGCGCCTCGGCGTCTATTCTGGGAGGCGGTGCTGGCAACGGCACCGGGGGCTTTCCGGCACCCTGAAGTTACCGGACAGGGCATTGAGCAGTCGGCGCTTGCTGCGGTCCCGGGCATGACCGTGACAAGCCGGGGGCGCTCGGCGGCGCATAACCGCGCGGTAGGCGGCGTTGCGAACAGCTATCACTTGACCGATCAGGCGCGCGATTTCGTTCCGCCTCCCGGGATGAGCATGGCGATGCTGCATTCACGTCTCGCAGCGGCGATGCCCACTCTCCAAGTCATCAACGAAGGCGATCACGTCCACGTGGAACCAAAGGACTGAAAATGGCGCAGACCAACCCATTCGACCAGTTCGACGCGCCGGCTGCGCAGTCCGGCCCAGTCTTCGGTCCTCCCCCTTCCGTAAACGAGACGCAGCGCACTGCCAACGATACCGCCAAAACGCAGATCGACGTCGCAAAGGGGCCGGCGGAGATCCGCAAGGCCAATGCGGATGCCGCGAAGACTGATTTTGACCTCCAGCAGGAGCGGAAGAAGCAAGACCAAGCGCGATCCGATGCCGTGACATCCCTCACGGAGGTGCTCGGCAAACTGGAAACGATCTACGGCACGGAAAAGAATGCTACTCTGCCCGTGACCGGCTGGGCTGGCGATAAGCTGTCCGACATTCCAGGCACCGCCGCCCATGACGTGCAGTCCGACCTCCAGACCGTCAACGCAAATGCCGCGTTCGGCGCCCTCCAGCGGATGCGAGAATCCTCGCCCACCGGCGGCGCTCTCGGGCAGGTTTCGGAAGGCGAACTCGCGCTGCTGCGTTCGACCATCGCCAACCTCCAGCAGAGCCAGAGCCGCGAGCAGTGGCTCCGGAACCTCGGAGAGGCAAAGGCGCATTACCTCAAGATTCTCGGCACCCTTGATCCTGCGACGGCGCAACAGTTCCGCGACCGCAAGGACGGCATCCCGCTCCCGGGTGGTGGCGACAACAAGGCGCTGCCGGCGGTCACTCCCGGCGCCACACCGCCGACTGGCACCGCTCCCGGCGGCCCGGGTGGCGGCGGCAGTGGCGGCCCAGGCGGCCCCGTTGACCCGGCCATGCGTGGCGGATTGCCGATCGGCTCGCAGATCGTATTCGGCATGGACAGGCCTGACCCCGGGCCGTTCGACCGCGACGCCTACCTGAACAGCCATTTCGGCATCACACCTGACCAGGAGACGCGAATTGTCGCGTTCTGGAACCAGAATGGTCGCAATCAGACGCTCACGCCTGAAAACGTGCGGGCATGGTACGCCAGCGCCGGTATTCCTGCCCCCGAGGGAGCGGCGCTCGAAAAGAGCATTGCCGACGCAAAGGCCGGCAAGCAGTTTGCGCCAATTGATACGAGCGCGGCCGAGAAGGCCTACAAGGACGAATTGCAGGGCCGCCTCAACGCGGAAGGCTTCAATCCGAACAGCGCCGACGCTTACGGTGGGCGAGCGATGCAGGGCGCGACGCTGGGCAATTCCGACGAACTGAGCGGCCTGGCAGGCGCGGCGGGGGCCTTGGTGCAGGGCAAAAACCCGGTAACGGCCTATCAGGAGACCCGCGACACGGCGAGGCTCGCTCTCGAACAGGAGCGCGAGAAGCAGGGTCTGGCGGGGCACGTCGCCGAGTTCGGTGGTGGTCTTATCCCGGGACTATTCACTGGCGGTGCGGCGGACACGGGCAGCATGGTGCGGACCGGCGCCAGTCTCGGCGCGTTGGCCGGGTATGGGTACGGCAATGGCGCAGGCGGCTCCCTCGCGGGGGCCGTCACGGGCGGCGTGACCGGCGGATTGCTCGGCAAGGCCGGCGGGACCATTGCGGACTACGTGTCCTCGCGCAGTGCAGCGCGAGCAGCGGCGCGGTCAGCCACCCCAAGCGAAGGCGCTAACGTGGTACAGGCGGCAGACCGGCTCAACACGCAGCTCGGCACAGACCTGTCCCCCATGCCCGCCGACGTAAGCGGACCGGGCATTCGCAACCTGACCGGCGGCATGGCCAAGTTCCCATTTTCCGCGCAGCCGATCGTCGCAGGTGCCAAGAACGTGCTCGCACAGGCCCAGAAGGCTCGCGACGCGATCGCTGGGCTTGTGGGGAACGCCACCGAAGTCGAGACGGCGGGCGAAAGCGCTTTGTCCGGCGCGCAGGCGGCGATCAAATCGACCAAGGCTAATGTTGACCGGCTATACAGACAGGCCGACCAACTCGGCGGGATGCAGCGGATTGAGCCTGTGCTTGCCCGCGAGGCGCTGGATCGCAACATTACCGAACTGAGCCAGACGCCGGGGGGTGCCGACGGGCTGAAGGTGTTGCAGGGCCTGCGCGACGAACTTGGCCCCAACTCGGGAAAGTCGTGGACGCTCGACGGCATACGCAATATGCGCACGCAACTCCGCGACAAGTTCATGGCGGAGGGCCTCACAAGGTCGGACATCGAGCGCCGGGTCGGACAGGTACTGGATGCCGCCGATCAGGACATCACGAACAACCTGACGGCGGCTGGCAAGACAGACGCGGCGGCGGCCTACAAGGCGGCGTCACAGGCGCACAGCGAGCGCATGGACCTTATCGAGAACGTGATTTCCCCGATTATCGGCAACGACCCGCGCGCGCCGTTCTCTGGCGAGCAGATCATGGCCAAGATCAACGCGATGACGCAGCACAACAACGCGCGTCTTGGCCGATTTCTCAACGCACTGCCGGCAGACGACCAGGCCACAGTGCGGGCGACGATCATCTCGCGCCTAGGCCGCGCCAGTAATGGCCAGCAGAACGCCGAGGGCGACGTCTTTTCACTCACCCACTTCCTGACGCAGTGGAACGGCATGACGCCTGGCGCCAAGCGGACACTGTTTGGGCCTCAGGTGAGGTCAGCGCTTGACGATCTCGCCACGGTGGCGAACGGCACGAAGGAGGCTCAGAAGTTCGCCAACTTCTCGAATACCGGCTCGACCATCGGGATTGGCCTGACCGGCGCTGGCCTGACTGGAGCGGTTTCCCATCCCCTGGCGACGATCAGCGCTGCGCTGGCACAGTACGGCGGCGGCAGGCTGCTCGCGTCGCCTGCCTTCGCGCGGTGGCTGGCAAAGGCCCCCTCGGTTCGCCCGAGCGCCATGCCCGCCTATATCGCCAAGCTGTCGAACGTCGCGGCAGAGAACGGAGCTATCGCTGCCGACATCCAGGGCGTGCAGAACGTACTGATGGGATCTATCGGGCGGTCACCAGTTCGAGCAACTGCCGCAACCTCCGGTGACGATAAACAGAACTGACGGGGCGAACCACCACAACAGCGTCGCCCACAGCCAGAACCTGCGCTGGCGGAAGATACTCAACGCGCCACGCAATCGAAACGGGTAGACTTCACCCAGATCGTTTGCGCGGTGACGCGGGCGACCTTGCCGTATTTCTCGCAGTGGGCTTCGGCGAGCGCAAAGGCGCGGTCGTTGCCGGGACTGCCCGCCTGGCTGACCACGCCGCCCGCCTCGTTGGCGAACTGCAGTTTGGGCGCACACCCGGCAAGGGCGAGCGCGGCGATAATGATGATCCCCTTCATGGCTGCGCAGTCTAGCATTGTGCGCCGCCTTCCGCTATACCCCACCCACCGGGGGCACCTTGGCCCAGCGCGCATGTGGGGCGCGCGTCCGACCAGACATTTCCACGAACCGTCAAACAGTTCGGAAATGTCTGCATGGCCATCCTCTACGACACCGGCGTTTTCTCCGTCATGGCCGCCAGCGGATCGGTCGGGGCGGGGTGGAAACTCAATTTCTACACGTCCGGCACCACGAACCGCAAGAACACCTATCCCACGAGCGCCGATGCCGGGGCCGGCACGAACGCCAACGCCAACCCGGTCGTCGCCGACGCGAACGGACGCTTCCCGCAAATCTGGCTGACAGACGCAGCTTACAAAGCCGTCCTGACCGATGCGAGCGGCGTGGTAATCGTCACCCGTGACCCGGCAGTCTGGGATAACATTTCCAGTTCGGTGGCGTCCCGCACGGCGATGAAGGCGTTGCCGGTTCCGCTTGTCTCCACCGTGGCGCTGACAGAATCCGGTCGCGAGGGCACATTCATCCTGCGCAGCGGCGCGACGCCCACCGACCCGCTCGAGGGCATCTACGTCGCCAGCAACACCAGCGGCTATTATTGGGAGCGCCTGTGGGACGGCGTGAACGGCAAGCCCGAATGGTTCGGCGCTTCCGGCACGGCGCACGGGCTGCCACTCGGCTCCAATGACAACCGCGCGGCGTTCGATGCCTGCGTTGCGCTCTGCCCGGTCGTGCAGTTCGGCAACTACAACTATTCGATTACCGACGTGTGGATTATGTCCACATCCTCGCGAACCTTGCAGGGGGTCGGCGGCGGGGGCTCCACGGTCGGTTACGGCGTCGACACCTCAAACCGCATGGGCATGGACGGGGGCACCCGGATTATCCTGGTCGGCGGCAATGTCGTCTCCTCGACCGTCTTCCAGTTCGGCAAGAACCCTATCCCGGCATCCGACAACACGTCCCAGATGCGCAACAGCGCCTGCCGGGACATCGTCTTCGCTCGGGATTGCTCGACCTACAAGCCGCGCGCCAGCCTCACTGCCGATTCGATCGATTGCGTCAAGGGCGTCCTGTTCATGGGCGCGTCCGACTGCATCATGGAACGCTGCTGGTCCTACGACAACCCCGTCGGCTTCCACACGACCGGCGTGGTTATTTCCAAGCTGATCGACTGCTCGGTCCGCCGCGTCACCCCGGCATCTACCCCCACCCATGACTTCTTCGTCGGCTTCCTCCACGGCGGCTACGGTTCGGCCAACTTCGGCTACATCGGCAACTCGGCCTCGACCTACTTCATCCGCTGCCATGTCTTCGACGAGGACGCGACCTTCGACACCTCAACGGGGATGCGCCTGTTCGGGCGGTTCGCCGACACCTTCGTTTACGATTTCGAGATGGCCCGGTTGAACTACGGCATCGAGATCGACGGTCGCGACGCAGCCGGCGCGGTCATGTCGAACGTGACATACCAGTATGCCCAGCAGGACGTGACCATCGTCAACCCCGTGATCGACGGCACCACGCTCGGCGGGATATGGATGCACCAGACACAGGACTGGTTCTGCGTCGATATCATCAACCCCTACGTTGCGAGCTCGGGCTTTGCCATCAAGGGCGACACCTGCGCCGGCAGCATCAAGGTGACCGGCGGTAAACTGCTCGGTAATGGCTTCGTGTTCAACACGGTCGACGGGCTCGGTATCCACGGAACGCATGTCCGCGATGCTACCGCGCCGCTCGCCCTCACCACATGCGGCATGTTCGATATCCAGTTCGATGTGATGCAGTTCAATGTCAGCTGCACGCAGGGCGCTTCTCTGACCGGTTGTTTCCGGGGCAAGCTCGCCATGCAGATGCGCGGCGTACCAGGGCGGGCAACCTACGGCGTCAGCTGCGATGTGACCACGGGTTATTGCGAGGTCGATGGGTCGGCCATCAATCCGGGCGTCTTCACCGTCGTCGCTGGTGCCAACAAGGTCCGGTACAACGGCGCCGACGCCACCGCCGGGTTCGGCACCAACGTACTGGTCGGGGTGACGACGTGAACACTCCCACCCACAATGAACTTCAGCGCGACATGGGCCGTATGGAGGGCAAACAGGATGCAATGGGGGCGCGGTTGGACCGTCTTGAGAAGATCATCGAGGACGGGTTCGCGGAGCTTCGCAAGGACATTTCTGACCTGAAGTCCGACAAGTCAGAACGCGTCGGCGGGTCAAAGCTGATCCAGTACCTGCTGACCCTCGCGACTGCCCTCGCGGCGGTTCTCGGCGTCGACTGGTGGAAGGGGCACTGATGGAACGCGAACCTAGAGACCGGCTGGCGGCTCTGCGGGCGGAACTGAAGCGGGCGTTTCCCATACAGCCGGTGCCTGCGGACATGCTGGATATGGCGCGGCGTTTGGGAGTCGGGCGATGAGCGTGAAAAAAGGCGGACGCGGCCCTGGGCACACATGTCGGACCCCGAACAGGCAATCGGGGGGAGGTGGCATTCCTGCCAGCGCAATCCTCGCCGAGGATGGCACCGTACTTAACACCGAGAGCGGTTCGCCGCTCGTGACTGAAACGTGAAGGACTGGACCATGAAGCTATTCCACTATCTCGCCGCGTTGCTCCTGTTGTCGCCCGGATTCGCCTCTGCCCAGGGCACAAAGATTTCCGCGCTGCCCAGCGCAACGACGGTCACTGGCAGCGAGACTGTTCCCATCGTGCAGAGTGGCACAACCAAGGCCGCTGCGGTAAAAATTCTCGGACCGGGCGTCATCAACGTCCGCACCATGTACGGCGCCGTGCCGGATGCTTCGACGGACAACTCGACGGCGATTGCCAACGCCTTCACTGCCGCCAACGCCTTCACCGGCAACGGCGCGCCAACGGTATATTTTGACTGCGA